CTACCAATGAACGACTTAACAAAAACTTCTTTGCAATGGGTAAACATCCCAAATTACAATGGCTCTGTGCAACAACAGTTAGTCCGGATATGGGCACACCAAGACACAACTGGATTGCTCCCAAAAAGAAAGAGCCAGGCGCCAGCAGCATTCGTAAACAGTTGGCAGAAATATATCCAGACATGAAAGATGATGACATTGCTGTGCTGGCGTCAATCACCAGCAAAAAACAAATCGACGAGCACTTCAAGTTGATGGGTCAAGAAACTAAAAAATGAAATACACCTGCCAGTTTTGTAAGAAAGACTTTGTTAAAGAAACAAGTTTGACTGTGCATAGCTGTGAGCCACGTAGACGCAGACAAGAACGAGCTGAACGCGGTGTGGAATTGGGGTTCCAAGCGTACATCAAGTTCTTTGAAATGACACAAGGCAGTGCCCGGTTAAAAACCTATGATGATTTTTGTGAAAGCCCGTATTATAAAGCGTTTGTGAAGTTTGGTCGTTATTGTGTTTCTATCCGTGCTGTTAATCCTGCAAGATTTATGGAATGGGTACTGAAACAAAACAAGAAGATTGATCACTGGTGCCGTGATGTAGTTTATACCGAGTACTTGACATTCTACTTGGGTGTGGAAAGTGTAACAGATGCCCTGGCTCGAGCAATGGAGTTTGGTATTGACTGGTCAGAAAAGACCGGCAACCCACCGCATGATTGTTTGCGCTATGGTGGTACCAACGCAATGGTATATGCGGTCACAGCTGGCAGGATCAGCCCTTGGATAATCTTCAACAGTGAATCTGGGCAGAAGTTTTTGAGTGAACTCAATGCCGAACAGATTGCCATAGTGTATCCGTACATAGACGTGGATCACTGGCAGAAACGATTTCAAGACTACCCGTCAGATCAAGAGTATGCTAAAGAAATATTAATGCAGGCAGGTTGGTAATGAGCGCAGATATTGATATTGACTTTGCTGATCGCAGTCAGTTGTTGGAATTGATCCAGCATACTCCTGCACGGCAATTGCATCAAGGGCAAGTGCGTCGACACAATTCTGGTGTTTATGTAACAGACATTCCGTTAGATCCTGTGAATCGTTGTGCAGCCATTGATTACGAAGCCGCAGAACAATTGGGCTATTTTAAAATTGACCTGTTGAACATGAGTGTTTATCAGTTGATCACCAGTCCTGACCACTATGCCACAGCAGTGTCTACAGAACCCGATTGGAGCAGACTATGGCAAGACTCAGAGTGGGCAAAACAGTTGGCACACGTTGGCAACTACACAGACTTGTTAACGGAAATGCAGCCAGATTCGATTCCACGAATGGCAGCGTTTATCAGTATCATTAGGCCAGGCAAAGCACACTTGCAACGACTGCCTTGGAACACTGTGTTTGAAACAGTGTGGGATGGTGATGCTAGCCGTGGATTTGTATTCAAACATGCACACGCCATTGGCTATGCAGCTCTGGTAGCATTACATATGAATCTGCTTACTCCATCCGCCTGACAAGAGTAATACTTTTTCTCTTTCCCTTCTTCAGCGCAATATCTGCAAGACTACACACAGGCCCGTGTAGTATTTCTAGGTCTTTGTTGGCAAATGTACGCAGGCAAGGCTTGAACATTTCCCAATCTTTCTTTAGAAAAATGTTGATGGGAATGCTGCGATTGCTTTCCCACCACCATACATTGGCCAATTCCAAAAACTTCTGTTTCATTACAGAATCGTGTATACTGCCAAAGTCGTATATGGTTGTGATGGCAGCATCTTGATTCTGAACAATCCCCACATATTCCGTGGATGAATACACGCACAGCGTGATAAACGGATATTGGTCAGTTAGTTTTGTAAAGATATCGTTGCCCATCTGAATATTTATGCACTAGCATTTTGGTCAATTCCAAAGAGTCGCTGCTTGCTATTTGCTGGCGCTAAATACATCATATGTATTCAACCACTGTATACCTTTACCAGCAAGTAATTAGAGTTTTGACTCCCGACACCAGTGGCGCTTATTTCAATCTGAGGTACAATCCTGTGTATGCTAAAAAACTAACAATTAACAAAGGTGTTGACAATGTGGTGTTGTTTGAATTCATCAATCAAGATGAAAAACCTGTGAACATCACTGGCAGCGCACTGACATTTAGAATTGTCAGTCAAAACGGCGCAGAGGTATTGGCACAAAAAGACATGGTCATTATCAATGCTGCTTATGGTCGTGCCAAAGTAACGCTGACATCGGCAGATCTAGCCGTTGTACAGGCACAGCCGGCAGGCTACAGTATTGTGCGAGCCAGTGGCAATCTAACACAAGCAGTGTTCACTGATGCTCAAGCTGGTGCGCGGGCACCAGTTGACATTGTGGACAGTGTATATCCAGAATTTGTTCCCAGTGTTGAACTGACCATTCCCACTGTTAATCTGTCAGCACAGACCAGTTATGGCGGCAGTAGTGGGTCACAATATCCGGATTGGGCCCTGCAGGCAGGTCAACCCATTGGCTCAACTACACCGTATCAGTCCACTGAATATTTCAGCAGTCAGATTGAGCCAATGGGTCCAGTGACCAGCATACAGATGGATCTGTATGGTTATACCGGCACAATCAAAGCACAGGCAGCAGAAACTTACCAAAGCATCTGGTATAATGTAACACCGTCTACTCAGTACTTGAATGCAACTGAAACTATTCATATGACCGTGATTGGATGGCACCCACTGCTGCGCCTGTGCTTCAACAACAGTGTGACCACAACTGGCATCAACGGAACAAACTTCGGCGTAGCAGCACAGGCCAATGCTGTGGTAACTGACGGAGTTGTCACCAGCGTGTCTGTTACCAGCCCAGGATCTGGATACCAAGCACCACCGTTGATTACATTTGTGTGCAACGGC